GAGTAGATCAAAAAGGAGATCCCGTAGAAAATCAAGAAGGAGATCAAGAAGGAGATCCAGACGCAAGAGTAGATCAAAAAGGAGATCCCGTAGAAAATCAAGAAGGAGATCAAGAAGGAGATCAAGAAGGAGATCCAGACGCAAGAGTAGATCAAGAAAAAGAACTTACATGACTGCTGCTAGATGTAAAACAGCTCTACAAGAAAAAATTAGAGAGAACATGAGAGAGTGGAAAGCAGGGCGTTATTCGAGTAAACAACAGGCTATTGCGGTGGCATACTCAATTATAGGACGCAAATACCCTAACTGTAAAAGACTATTTAAGATAATTAAATAATTAAGCACTAGAAACTCTAGATCCCTTACTTATTAACTTAATCACCTTATTACAAAAATCGTTCTCTCTACCATTGGCATACCTAGCTATTGCTAGAGCAGTTTCCATACAGTTATACGTTTTTAGCTCTTCCTCTGTAAATTGTTCTGATAATTTTTCATAGTGTTCTTGGCACAAATCGAATGTGCGATCCTTCAATGCTCCACATAACTTGGTCATCATCTTCCTAAATCCATTATCTTCTATTACATCACCATCATCATTCTTATACTTAATCTTATTTCTATTAACATCGACACAAACTATCTTATCCTTAAAAGGAAACTCAAGAGCGAATTCTGCATATCCTTCTGGCCCCTTAACATGATGATCCAGAGTTAACATAGGAACAGATTCTTTTATATCTTCCAACTTTAATGGTTCCATACCCTGAATATAGTTATTGATCTGGACATTTTTCATACTCATTGTAGGTCTCTTTACCGCCGTTAAAGAGAGCTTTTCATATCTTTTCTGTTCATTGGATAACGATTCACGTAACATATTATTTTCCTTTTTTAGAAGGCTGTTTGCTTCTTTTAATTTTTTAATTTCTGTCATGAATTTTATTATGTTCGGATTATTTCTTTCACATATTCTACTATGATTCTGTAGATGATATTTTACCATAAAATCTTTTCCGCACATAGAACATAAAAAATCACCCTTTTTTATGGGCTTCCCCTGTATTTTTAAACAATATTTAGTTCTCTTCTGATGAACCTTAAGAGAACTTTTAGTAGCCAAAATTTTTTTACAATATTGACACTCCATTTCTTATTATTAAGAATAAATTTCTTTAAATTAAGAAAATAATTTTCTTTTACTGAAGAAATATTAAGAAATATTAAGAAATATTAAGAAACGGATTTAAACTGAAATGCCTTGATTTTTTGATTTTTGGGAACCTCTACAAACATTGTGTTGTGGCGATGTATTATATTTGGAAGATTTGGATTTTCCGGAAAACGGAGGAAAATGTTTTCCGGAGATCAGAAATTATTTTCCGGGAATCTCAAAAAATAATTATTATAAATCTTACAATTATTTTATCTTGATGAAGAATGTCTTTCCTCCGTTTTCCGGAAATCCGCTAAAACGCAAAAAAGCCCTCAACCAGATCCAATCATAAAGCCCCGGAAGAGGGGCTTTTTGCATATATTCTATTTACTAATTATAAAATATGTTGCTTTGTAATAAATGTCAAAATTTGTTGTGGTAGCTCACGGCACTAAAAGTTCATTAGAACCTTCTATTATAAGTTCTGCAAGATCCTTAGAAGAGCAAAAAATATGTGGAACCACTATAAATATAGGTGAGAATGGTGATTTTTTAACAATAAATGACGGTCTAAATTACGCAATAAGCCAAGGGGTTTCCAACGGTAACCCATACGTATTAAACCTTTGCGGTCCAAATTATACAGAAAATGTACAACTAAGAGACGGTATAACAATAGAAGGTAATACTTTTTCTATCACAGGTCAAATACAGTTACAGACATCTGGTTTTTCTAGAATGTATAACTTAACCATAACACCGCCGGATAATAATACTCCTGCCATAAGTGCAAACGGTGGGGTGGGTATTTTTTTATTTGGTAATCAACTCAACATTATTGGATCAACCACAGTTGCTTTAACACGATTTCAAAATACCAGTGGCAATATCGTTATCAGGGATTCCGGAATAAATCAACTAGGTTCCGGATCAGCAATAGATATTAAAGATACCAAAACTCTAACAATAGACCAAACCGGTGTCGGGGGACGAATTCGTGTTGGAGGTAACTCCAGTATAGATAAAAGATTTGGTACTTTTAACCAAGTTGGAGGTTCTCCAGCTCAAATACAGAGCAGTGGGGGAGGAAATGAAATAGATTTGTCATTTGAGTATATAGTAAATAATGTATCAGTGTTTGACTCAACGGCTGATGATGTCACGAGTGTAATACGGATAACTAACACTTATTGGGATAACGATAATGTGGCGTCTCCGTTACACTCTGGAGATGCCACATTTAGTTGGGGTGCTGTTGTAAATGCGGGAGGAGGGGTTGGACCTATAGGTCCAAATGTCCAACCAATATTGCCATTTGTTTAAAAGTTACCAAAAAGTTACAAAGATAATGTTTAGACATTTATATCTAACGCAAAAAAGCCCCTCAACCAGATCCAATCATAAAGATCAGACCCGGAAGAGGGGCTTTTTTGCATATTCTTTTTTCCTAATTAAACCTAAATTATATTCTTTTCACATCGTTTCAACACCTTGTATTACTGGAGTGGTAAAACACTCGGCAATGATCGGCATTGTATCTTTCCCAACAAGGTCTTGAACCAGAGCGCTGATAGAGGCACTTAACCCGGGAACCGTTGGAGACAGGAGAACCATGTCTGTGTTTTGCGAAGTGATAGAAAAACTTGCGATGTTCCCGGTCGTGCCGTTTGTTGCAGACACCTGAGTTCTTTAATTCTTCAGGGCATGGCAACATTTTCCGTGAAGTCACCAGCCGCCGTCGCTTATTCTCGGTCAGTGCAGACCACTCTGTATCAGAATCGTTGAATTCTTCTAGAGTATAACTGCGACGTAGCCAACTGTGAATTTGCCTACCTTCGATGACAGAAATAATGGTGGCGCTATCTGATTCAAGAGCGCCGAAGTATTTCTTGTCATCGACAACAATGCCTCTGTTTGATGGCAAATAGGGCAACATATCAAAGATATTCTTTTGATTGGTTTGGGAAGCCATATCTGTTAGATTATCAGTAATTATTTGTAATTTTCAAATTTATTTTGATGTATATTTATACATCAAAATAAGCTATATAAGCTGATCATAAACTTATTTATTCAGAATCTGATTGTGATTCGATAACCTCTTCTTCTGCTGGAGAATTGGCTCTATCAATATAATCTTCCTTTTCAGACGCAGACAATGATCTCCAAGTTCGTCCGAGTTCTTGAGTCACTTGTTGGCTAGTCCATTCTGGATTCTCTTCCTTAAATACTTCTCTTTCTTCCTGACAGAAGAGAATGTAGCCGGACTTTTTCCTGGGCTTGGAAGCTTTGGTCTTATTATTCTTACGACTAGATTTATTATCCTTACTCTTTGTTTTGGCCTTACGACTAGATGTCTTACCCTTCGTCTTACCTTTACCCTTACTCGAGACTGCTGTTTTACCTTCTGTTTTACCTTCTGTTTTACCTTCTGTTTTTAACCATTCCGCCTTTTCTTTTTCGTATCTGGTTTTGTCTTTCTTGGCCAATCGTTCGAAAGGTTTTCTTTCCTTATCGCTAAGTTTTTTCCATCTAGCACCGAGAGATGCAGTGATTTCCTTAGTCGATAATTCAGGATTTTCTTCCTTCAGTCGTGGTCTATTTTCCTTACAGAAGTAAATATATGCCGTCAAACCTCTTTTTGGCCCCTTACGGGGAGATTTCTTGGGTTTTTGCTCAACATAACCTAAATCCGGGACAACATATGTCTCCATTTCTTTTTCATAACGTTGCTTGTCTTGGGTGGACATTTCAACGTAGTGTTGCTTTTCATCATCAGACATATCCTCTTTCCATATTCTACCAAGTTCCCTAATAATCTCTTTGGCGCCCATATCAGGGTTGGCTTCTTTGATCTCTTCACGTTTATCCATACAGAAGAAAATATAGCTGGACTTTCCGCGTTTTGGGGCGTTTGGGTCCTTTACCTTCTTCATAGTAACAGTCTTTTGATCAGAAGTCATTCGCATAATCTTAACTAGAGAAGAACAATTATCCTGAACCAATTGTTGAACATCCTCCTCTTGAAGATTAGTGCAAGGAACAACGTGTTCAACTAAAAAGGTTGTTAGGGCTGACAACATAGGTTGCATAGTTTTCATAGTTTTCTTCGAAACGGATTTTGCAGACATATTTCTAGTTCGTTTTGATGATCGATTTTTATTTTTCATTTTTTATTTTCTGTATTACTTTCTGTACTGTAGATTTGTCTTTATATACCTATTTCTAAACAGTATATAAAGTTTAGAAATATTGAATAATTATGCATAATTTGGCAACAAATTTAGTATGACCCCGAACTGGGGCTGGATTTAGGACTGGATTTGGGGCTGGATTTGGGGCTGGATTTGGGGCTTGCCGATGTGGGTGAGTTCAGGGGATCTCGCTCCTGTTCTTCATAGTCATAAAGTTTACTGCAATCCATACACCGGTATAATCGATATATATTACGATATGCATAAAAATATTTGGTTGGCGCATCACAGAAATAACACCCATGAATCCAACCATTAAGAGGAAATAGTTTATTTTTTCCAACGTATATAGTCATGTTTAGGTTTTCAATGAATCTTGTTGTCATATCTAATTAATCTAATTATTAAAATTAGATCTACAGAACTTACACAATCCACCAGCCTCATATCCACATCCGGGGCAACATTCATAGCTAGCACACCTCCTGCACATGATTATACCTTCACTGTTAAAAACGCTATAGTAATGTTGTACATTATCATTACCGTTACAATATTCACATCTCACAAGAGCAAGAGAAATTGCACAATGTGCACATAAGTATGCACCTTCTATCACTGGCGTTTTGTACTCTCTAACAAAAAAGTCCCACCCACAGTCATCACAAACACATTCTTCACAATCTTCATCATATTCTTCATACTCCACAACATGCGTTTTTCTCCTCGAAGTTTTTCTCATCCTCGAACGGTTTTGCTTGATTATCCTGGCTCTCCTATCACTCCGTTTATCCTTCCTTTTATCCTTCCTTTTATCCTTCCTTTTATCCTTCCTTTTATCCCTCCGTTTATCCTTCCATTTAGGGATTTTGGCAATATATTTATATTCACCCTCAAAATTACGAACACACGTAATTTTAGAATCAGACTTGGAATCAGACTTGGAATCAGACTTGGAATCAGACTTTAATTTACGAGCAATCCTGGATTGATTCCTGTAAATGTCATCTAGGGGTAGACCATGTAAAAAGACATTGGCCCACGTAGATCTATCTGTTATAACCACGGCGGTACCATTCTTAATACCATAGGAGTTTCCGTCTAGAAAATTCCCGATTGGTCTGATTTCTTGGATTATATTCTCGGTAGTGTTGTCATCCAAAGACATCTCATATATTCTATATATTTACATTTATATTTTCATTTATTTGGATGACGCAAAAAAGCCCTTGTAACTAATTTAATAGTTACAAGGGCTTTTTTGCTTATATTCTTATATTCTTATATTCTTATATTCTTAT